CAAGCCTACGCTACTGAACTAAAAATGAAAACAGATATGCCTGATAAATATAGCTCTGTTTTTGGTTCTTCTAAATCTGCCCAACAATTAAAACTAGATGCTGCTTGGACATAAAGGAGAAATCTATGGCAAGACAAAGAGTACGAGTAGAAGATGCTACTCCTGCTGCTCAGTTAAGAGCCGTAGCCAGTCCTGTTGAAACTTATGTAAGACCTGCTGAAGAGCCTAACATTAGGTCTGACTTAGAATACTTCATTGGTGCTATCACCCCTGCTGTACAGGCAGCGGCAGAAGTACGCAAAGAACAGGCACTAAAACTCCAACGCGAAGCCGAGAAAGGTATTGCTTCCAAGCGTTCTGCTGATCTTAAACTTGGTATGGCAAAGGCACAGCGTCTAGCCGCAGAAGACTTTCTAGATAACGAAGACGAATACTATAATTTGTCTGAGGAAGAAATAGTAGATCGTCGTGCTAGAATTATGCAGCCCTACTATGAAATGGCAGAAGCCTCTGGCGATCAGTTACTTATAGATGCCTTTAAGGCTGATAATGAAATAGCTAGCCTTACCTTCTTTACGAAAGTATATGACCCAGCCAAACGTAAACGTGTCTTCTTAGACGACATGGATGCGTTAGGCGAAGAACTACTAGCTATATCAACTAGTGGTTCTGTTCTTAATGATCCTGATACAATAGCTAGTCCTAAAGATGAGACACTAGCTAAGATAGGCATGATTGAAGATACGTTCAACAAGTATCAGGCAGCTAGTAATTACTCGTTCAGAGATATGAACGACTACGTCTTTAAGAATATCATAGCTCCTCGTGTAGCTGCTAATGGACGTGATGCCCTTTATAGATGGGCTGAAGAGAAAAAGTTATTTAATGTCTCGCGTTATCAAAGTACGCTTAAGACTATGAATAATGAACTAGCAGCACGTGACAAGGCTCTACTAAAACAACAAGACCCAGCAGCTTTTCAACAAAGCATTGTCGCTGGCATTGACTCCTTTTATACAGCTATGGCTGAAGGTAGATCAGCAAATGTAGGTTATTTACAAATAGGTAACACAGTTACTTTACCTAGTGGTGCTACTAAAACTATTACCGAAACTGATGTCATAAATAGTTTTGAATTTTATGCTAATTCAGAACAACTGTCTCCTGCTCTTCGTTTAGATTTTTATAAACGTACAGGTTTTATACCTACGAATGAAAAAAACATTATTAACTCAGGTAGGTCTTTCTTTACTTCAGGCGATCTTGAAAACGAAGCAGACCTTATGCAAGCTGCTGCGGCTTTTGCTGCTATGGAGCAAATGCGTATGGCTGGTATAGATATACCTGCATCAGTCGCTGACAAAGAAACAATGAAAAGGTTTAAGGTAGTTGAGCTTTGGCATCGAGATGCAGGCATGAATATAAAGGATGCCTTTGCTAGGGCGCAGAACCTTAATACTGATATTAAACCTTCTAATAAATTAAAAGCAAATATAACAAATAAAATAGGAACAATGTGGGGAACTGACCACGGAGATACAGTTAATAGCTTTAATAATATACAGGCCATCGCTGAAGATGTAGAGCTAATTATGCAGTCAGGCATTTCTGATGAAACAGTTGCTCTTAAGAAAGCCATAGAGATATTTGAAAAAGACCACGTTATACATACAGCTTCTAACGGAGTAAAAATTAGTTTTAAACAGTTAAACACTGATGTAGGAACAGCGACAGATGTCACATCTACTTTAGATGTTACTGCTAAAGCTATTGGTGATAATCAACAAATCAAAAATATTATAGCTCAACAGTATCCCATAGCTGAAAATCCTGGGGTAGTAATTACTAACGTAGATGAACGGCCTGACATTGTCCGTATTAGTGTCATGGACGAAAACGGCATATTTATGGGACAGTTAGCAACTGTTAGTAAAACTCAGCTTCTTAATGATCCTCAACTTGTTAATAATATAATTGCTCAGAATATTCAGTCTGCTATAAATTCGGGTATTAATCCAAATGCTACTGCGGAAACAACCAGCATAGCAGAGATTAAATCTTCGTGGTATGGTATGCCAACAGCTAGAACAAACTTTGTAGGAAGAACAGCTTCTGATGATATGGCTCCTCCTACAGAAAATAAAGCTACATGGTACAGTATGCCACCTACTCAAACTAAGCTAACGGATACACTAAAAGGATTAAATCCTTTAGCTGATGAAACTAGTACAAATGAGGAAGCTGCTCCTAATAAACCAAAGCTAGATATTCCTACTGATGGAAAAGTAGAAGTACAAAAGAATAGCATGTTAGGGGACATAGGAGGATTTGTAACCTCAATCATAGGCGCTTTAGTAGATGCAGGAATACCTGAAGCACAGGCTAAAGCTGCTATTGAAAGTGTACCTTTACCTCCTGTTAGACCTGAAGAAGCTGGTGGTATTGCACCTCCGTCTGCGTCACAACGTAGAATTGATGCCGCTCTAAAGAGACAGCAAGCTAAAGCAGAAGAATATGAGGAAATGAATAGTACTCCTCTTACTATTGTTCCTGCTATGGGAAGAGCAGTAATAGGCGACATACTACGTAATCAATTAGGTATAGATCAAAGTGACATTACAAGGACAGAGAATTACTTCTCTCCTGAAGAGTTAAGTGTAGTACGAAAATTGGTAGAGAAAGGTCTTAAAGGAAATAAAAAGAAAGGCTACGTCTCTTACAAGGATTACACAACTAAATCAGAAGATGTTGCATTTGCCACTGATGTTCTTCCTGAGAAATTAATTGATGCTGAGTATAGCATTAAGACTACTCTTGGTCAGTTTAACTGGAAGATAGACAACAGAGGACACTTAATTGTAACTGATAAATATGATTTTAACGACGCCAAAGATTTACAAGAAGCTAACCCTGACTTTGACCAAAAGGTAGCCAACTTAAAAGAATACGCCGCAAGACCTGACATTGGTACATACGGCATTATGAGAAGGGCTGCTGCATTATTTGGTTCTAAAGAAGGTCAAGGGGTAAACTTTGAAATTGATCTAGGACCAGCTAAAAACATTCCTCTACCTCCTAGAAGAAAACGGAGGTAATAAACTAGTAAGGATACAAAAATGGCTGAAAATGCACAGGATGTCTTTAAAGGTATGGGATTTACGACAGGATATGAAAAAGCTCCTGTTTTACAGACAGCTACGGAAGCTGACTTATTCCAAGCTAGGCAAGAAGCTGCGGCTGAAGTCCCAGCATTTAAAGAATCCTTAGGCACTGCTATCTCAGAAGAGTGGATTATCCCAACCCTCTATGAAAATTTGGATAGGTTTCGTTCATATGACGGTGAACCTGTAGAACTAACACCTGACATAGTAAAAACACTTACTGATGGTGTTATAGATAAAACAGCCGTTACCGAAATTCTTCAAGAAGCTGCTACCGTTGGTATGCAAAGTGCAATGGCGGTGAGAGAAACGCATCTCCGTACACAGCAAAGACGGAGTGAACTAGCAGAAGCAGGATGGCAGGGAACTGCGGCTACAGTATTAGCCACTATGTTTGACCCTGTTGAATGGGCTGCTACAGGAGCTTCAGCCGCTGGTGTGGCTGCTCTTAGTGGCCCTGCTGCTCCTATTACTGGTGGTGCTGTGCTTACTGCTGGTGCTATTAGAAGAGCTAAGAAAGCCTATTCTGTAGGTAGGGCCGCTCTAGCAGGCGCTGGTGTAACAGCCGCAGAGCTAGCAGCTTTTGAAAGTATCCGAGCTGTCTAAAGTATGACGTTGATATTAACGATGTCTTAATCACAATGGGAATGGGAGCGGGAATAGGTGGAGGACTTAATGCCGCTACTACTGCTTTTGTTAAACGAGGTCAAGTATCTCGCCTTGCTAAAATTGTAGCAGAAGGTGGAGAACTTACTCCTGCTCAGAAGCTTTTTTACGATGCTAACAATGTAGAAGCTACTGCACAGAAACTTATTGACAGTACTCTACGTGATGAAACCTTTGTTCAAGCTATAGACGGAACATCTGTAGCTAGGTCTATAGGTGACATTTCTGCTGAAGAAGCTGAAGCTATTCCTAAAATAGCTGGTGCTGAAAGTAAAGTAGCTGCTATGACTATAGGAAGGCTTCGCTCTCTTATATCAGTAGGCTATCGAACAGGTAAATCAGCCGTAGGATTAATACGACTAGGTGGTGCAAAGTTAGGCATGAATAGCGTAGGCTTTGCAGATGGTACTACAAAAACCTATGATTCAGCTTCTGAAATAGCAGAAAGAATACAGGGACAAGTTAGAACAGTAGCCGCAGAAACTCTTCATCCTAATCAACGAGCATGGACTAAACGTACTGGTGGTAGTATAGAAGAGTTTAATAAGTTAGCTTCGCGTTATGCACGAGGTATCATTGATAATGTCGATCCTGAAGTTAAAGCAGTAGGTGAATTGTTTAGAAGGCAGGAACGTCAACTAGCTGAGATGGCTATCAAATACAACGTGGCTGGCTTTACACCTATGATGCTCGAAAGACATCTTAACTACTTACCTCGTATATTTAATGACGAGAGAATTAGACAACTGCGAATAAAGCTTGGACCTGAGGCAGATGAAAGAATAGCTGACTTAGTTGAAAAAGCTATAAGAAGCGCACAGCCTGATATTGTAGAAGATGTTATCAAGTCTTTACGTAAAAAAGCTAAAAAAGGTTCAAGAGTAACTAAGAAGCAAGCTAATGAATACATTAGACGCATTGCTGCTGGGTACACTAAGAGTATTACTGATCCTAAAGTAGGAATGAATAAAGGATCAGCAGGTGCTAATGAAATGAACCTAGAAGACTTGGCTACTATTATGAAAGGTCAAGGTTTTGATGAGGCAGATGTTGAAGACATTGTAGAAATGCTTACAAAAACAGGCAGAGTTGCGGGACACAAGCGGTCACGTCCTCGTATTGTTCTTGATGAAAAAGCTTCTATTGCTGTGACTAGAGCAGACGGAGCTACTGAAGAAATACACTTCTACGATTTACTAGAAGAAGATATTGAACAGTTGCACAATGCTTACATCTTTCAAATGTCAGGTGCTATAGGTCTTGCACGACACGGTATTGATACAAATGATTTTACTTCATCTTTTGAAAACTTTATACAAAATATTAGAGCAGAAGTAAAAGCTAAAAATCTTGATCCAGAGCAGGCTAACAAAGAAATAGACGCTTTACAATTTATGTATGACGGTATTACAGGTAGATTAGCACAACGCCAAGATGTATCTAATAAGACTAGAGATTTTCTTATTGCAATGCGAGGCTATAGCTTTGCAGTAAACATGGGTATGTCTGGTATGTCAGCCCTTATGGAACTGTCAAATGCTCTGTTTGAATACTCTGTAGTTACACTATTCCGTACTATGCCTTCATATAGGAGACTACTAGCTAAGGCCTCTCAGGGACAACTTGATGACGGTCTTATGAGAGAGCTTGTAGAAGGCTTTGGTATTGGCGGTGAAGTACTGCTTGGTAAGTATAATAAGTCTACACGATATGGTGATGGGAACCTAGAAGGAAACATTGGCCCAGAACAAGGTGGATATGGAAAGGCAGCTTTAAAGGCACAGCAGTTTGTATCCTACTGGTCAGGTCTTAATGGTGTTACTCAGACACTACGTCGTTTATCTATGCTACACTTTTCTACACAGTTTGCAACAGCAGCTAAGACAGGTGGAAAAGTATTTTCAGACATTAAGCTTCAGCAACTAGGACTAGATGCTAACGATGTAGACAATATTAAAAAAGCTATAAATGAACATGCTACATTTAAAGGAAATGTCTTAGACAGGCTAAACATGGATAAGTGGGATGAGAATGTGCGTGAAGCCTTTCAAGCAGCAGGGTTTAAGGAAGCTAGACAGTCTGTTCAAGAAATGAACATAGCATCTACTAACGGATTTCTACGCTCTGAGTTTGGTAAAACATTCTTTCAGTTTCTTAGTTTTCCATTAGCATCTCTAGAGCAACAAACCATGCGGCTTGGTGTAAGAGCAGTAAAAGGTGATGCACCTGCTGTAGCAAAGATTATGCTTAGTGCTGCTTTTATGGGAAGTCTGATGTACATAGCACGTGTACAGCTTAACGCTGCTGGTCGTAGCGATGCTGATGAGTACCGAAAAGAACGGCTGACAATGCCTGCTATTCTTGGAGGAGCCTTAAGTCAAATCGGCGCATCTTCTTTATTTAGTTACATCTATCAAGTGACATCAGGAGCTATGGGCGGTAACACTTATGCCATGACACCTCCCTCTGTTTCTGTTGCTCAAGGCATGTTACAACTTACACAGGCTTATAATAACGGAGAAATCTCAGAGGTTGAATGGCGAAGAGGTTTACGACTAATACCTGGATCGTCCTTATACGGTGCTAGACAACTTATAAACTGGGCGGCAGATGAATTTGGTAACTAATCTAAAGTTACAACATGGAATAAAGATAGGATAAGAAATGGCTCTTTCATATCAAAACTATACAGGGGATAGCGTCACAACTACGTTTTCTATTCCCTTTACATACACTGACACTAGTGAGATTAGTGTAACAGTCGATGGTGTGGCGCAGACAGGCCTAACTTTTCCTTCTGCCTCCTCCGTACAACTAACCTCGCCACCTGCTAC